AATTGATACGTTTGAAAAAATTAAATCACAAGAATAAGGAATTATATTATGACTGCTAACTCTAAACTTTACGAAAAAGTTATTATTAAAGGACTTAATCAAGAACAAAAGATACCAGGAACTAGAACTTATAAAGGGTTTAGTTCAGTATCTTCAGAAGCTAACAGCTTTTCTTTATATGATTTCGCTCTAATAAAGCAAGATATTTTAAATCATTTTAATATAAGACAGGGGGAAAAATTGGAAAATCCTGAATTTGGTACAATTATTTGGGACGTTATATTCGAACCTCTTACTGATGATTTAAAAAATTTAATTAGAAGAAATGTAGAAACAATTGTTAATTATGATCCTAGGGTAGCTGCCGAAGATGTAATAGTAACTTCGTACGAAAGTGGAATTCAAATTGAATGTGTATTAACATATTTGCCATATAACATTAGCGAAGCTTTACAATTAAGATTTGATAGAGATAATAATTTATTTTAATAAACTACGCACATTTTAACTTTCGATAAATATTAGTTATATGGGAAAAATGTATGTCAGCAACTGATAGACAAAATAGACTTTTAGTAGCAGAAGATTGGAAAAGAATTTACCAAACTTTCCAGAATGCTGATTTTCAAAGTTACGATTTTGAAAATCTTCGCAGAGTAATGATTAACTATATTAGAGAAAATTATCCTGAAGATTTTAACGATTATATTGAATCAAGCGAATTTTTAGCTCTTATAGACCTAATAGCATTTACAGGTCAGAGTATCAGTTTTAGGACCGATCTCAACGCAAGAGACAATTTTTTAGAACTTGCTGAACGTAGAGAAAGTGTACTACGTCTAGCAAGGCTATTAGGATATAATTCTAAAAGAAATATTTGTGCCAGCGGCCTATTAAAATTCACCACAATATCTACTACCGAAACCATTTTAGATAGTAATGGTCGCAATCTATCAGGGCAAGTAATTGTATGGAATGATTTAGCCAACCCAGATTGGTACGATCAGTTTATTAGAGTTTTAAATGGTGCGCTGCCTTTTTCAGCACAGTTTGGCAATCCTGTAGACAAAAAAACAGTTTATAGCATTCCTTCTGAGCAATATAGATTACAATCTGCTAATTCAGATGTTCCAGTCTATACCTTTACCAAAGCAGTCGATGGCAGAAACATGGTGTTCGAAATTGTATCTACGTCTTTTAGAGATGCTGACGAAATTTATGAAGAGCCTCCTGCTCAAGGAAATAGATTAGCGTTTATATACAGAAATGATGGAAAAGGTAATGCCAGTCCTAACACTGGTTTTTTTCTGCATTTTAGACAAGGTATTCTTAATCAAGGAACTTTTACAATTGATCAACCAGGCACTAATGAGACGGTGGATATAGATGCAGTCAACATTAATAACAGTGACGTTTGGTTATATCGTCTAGATCAGAATGGATTAGAATCGGAATATTGGAAAAAAGTTCCAAGTTTAGAAGGCAATAACATAATTTATAATAGTCTATCTAAATCTATAAGAAATATATACGGTGATATTACTAGAGCAGGAGACAGAGTAAGTTTAGTTTTCAGTGACGGAACATTTGGTACCTTACCGTTAGGAACTTTTAGAGCTTATTATCGTGTTAGCAATGCTTTAAGCTACACAATTAATCCAAGAGATATTAGAAATGTAAATTTAGAAATTCCATATTTTTCTAACGTAGGAAGATTGGAAACTTTAACTATTACTTTAAATTTACAATCAGCAGTTAACAACTCTAGCGAAACAGAAACTAACGATAATATTAAGTCTAGAGCCCCAGCTGTATATTATACACAAAATAGAATGATTACTGCTGAGGATTATAACATCAGTCCTCTTAGCGTAAATCAAGAAGTAGTCAAGGTTAAAGCAGTAAACAGAAGCTCCAGTGGAATCAGTAGATACTTTGACTTAGTTGACCCTACGGGAAAATATAGTAAAACTAATTTGTTCGCAGATGATGGTATAGTGTATAGAGAAGAATTTACTGAAAGTTTTAAATTTAATTATGTAACTAGAACTGATATTGAAGGAATAATTTATAATCAAATCACTGATTTGTTAAATCGACGTTCGTTAAGAGATTTTTATTATTCTAAATTTTTTAAGATAGTTATTCTCAGCTTAAATGTTGCATGGTATTCTAAATCCAGCGACACTAATCAATCTACAGGATACATTGGAGATAACGAACTAGCATTTACATATAAAGTAGGATCTTTTACAAACACGTTGCTTAGATACATCACAGCAGGAGCATTAGTAGAATTCAGAGCCCCAGACGGATATTATTTTGATAGAAATAATAATAATGCACTAGTACAAGGAAATCCTGTGACTCCTAACAGTACTACTAGTATTTGGTCAAAAATAGTAAAAGTTGCGGGCGACGGCACAGGCAACAGTACAGGCGAACTGTCTGACGGGTCAGGTCCAATTATTTTAAATGATGTAATACCTTCAAATGCAATTTTATATCAACTTATTCCTACGTGGGTCACTTATCTGGATCAAAGTACAATATCTACTATGATAGATTTAGTCTTTTCGGATAAACCGTTTGGTTTACGCTACGACATTGACTCTTTTTCTTGGAAAATAGTATTTGAAGTAGATTTAAACATTGTAGATAATTTTAGTTTAGGTCAACAGGGCGACAACAGCAATCAACAATTAGACTCAAGTTGGTTAATTTTATTTTCAACAGATACAGAATATTATACAGTTAAGAGTAGACAGCTAAGATACATTTTTGAAAGCGACAAACAGGTAAGATTTTACTTTGACGCCAGCGACAAAATTTATGACACTAGAAGTAATACAGTGGTCAAAGATAAAATTAAAGTGTTAAGTATCAACACAGATCCTAATTCAGTTGGACTAACTTCTGATTCTTCTGGATTAATACCATATACTTTTGATAAAGAATGGGAAATTTTAGAAGAGTTTAGAGGCATTGACGGATACGTAGATACAAAAAAGATTCAGATTACATTTAATGATGTTGACGACGACGGCGTTGTTGATAATCCTCAAATATTTGATGAAATTGTAGCACCTAATGTAACACCATCTTCTCGTTATATTATTCTTGAACGCTATGAACTCGCTCAAGGTCAAGAAGATTATCGTTGGGTAGAAAATAACGGTAAAGTTATTATCTTGAATTCAGAAAATGGTTTTAATAGCAGTCAGTACAACGACGGTCAATATTTTTATTTTATTGCTACAGATGTGGTAAAGAAGTTTAATAAATCTCAGAATTTATTAATAATAAGTTTAGATTACAAAGCATATGTAGGAAGAGCAGGTATAAAGTTTCAGTATATACATAATGCAGATTTTGAGTCTAGAATCGATCCAGGTGTAAGTAACATTGTTGATATCTATATATTAACTAAACGATATGATGAAAATTTTAGACAATGGTTAACTGGAGTGATTTCACAAGAACCGTTACCTCAAAGTTCAGATAGTTTATATAATTTATTATCGCCTGAGTTGAATAAGATTAAAACAATAAGTGATGAAATCATTTATCATCCTGTAAAATATAAAGTGTTGTTTGGAGAAAAAGCAACAACAGATGTTCAAGCAACTTTTAAAGTTGTAAAAAATCCAGATTTAGTTATTACTGATAATGATGCAAAAGCATCTGTATTAAATTCTATTAACGAATTTTTTGCTCTTGAAAACTGGGAGTTCGGTGACAACTTCTATTTCTCAGAATTATCAACTTATGTTATGAGAAGATTAAGTCCTAATATTGTAAATTTTATTATTGTTCCTAAAAAGGACTCGAGTAGTTTTGGTGCATTATATGAAATAAGATCAGAAAAAGATCAAATCTTTATAAGTGGCGCAACTGTAAATGACATAGAAATAATTTCTACAATTACTGCTAATAAACTTAAAGCATCAGGGGCTATATCTGCAAGTTCAACAGTAGCAGGCCAACAAATGATTACCAGTGCGGAGAATAGTTAATGTCAAATATGGATCAAGAAGAACCTGGATTACCAATTAATAATTCTGGACAACGATCTTCTGCTGATTTATTACCAAAATATTTTAGAACAGCAGGTAATAGAAAGTTTTTACAATCTACTTTAGATCAGTTAATACAGCCAGGATCTGTTAAAAAACTTAACGGATTTATTGGCCGTAAAAATGCCAAAGCTGTTAAATCAGATGATATTTTTATTAATGCTAGTGATTCTATAAGACAAAATTATCAGTTAGAACCAGCCGCAGTAATACAGGATGATTTTAACAATATAAATTTTTTCAAAGATTATATTGATTATATAAATCAGATTAAAATCTTAGGCGGGGAAGTTTCTAATCACGAAAAATTAAATCAGCAAGAAACTTATAGCTGGAATCCATTTATAGATTGGGATAAGTTCGTAAACTTTCAAAATTATTACTGGTTACCTTATGGCCCAGATAGTATTAAAGTTGCAGGACAACAAGAAGAAATAGTCAGTACTTATAGTGTAGTTCTTGTTGATGAAGGTGACAATTATGCCTTTTTGTTTAGTCCAGACGGACTATTAAGAAATCCTACTTTAAGATTATATAGAGGGCAAACTTATAATTTTCAAGTAAATGCACCAAACAATCCGTTTAGTATAAAAACTTCAAGAATTCAAGGAAGCACTAATAGGTATAATAACGGAGTTACAAATAATGCTACTTCTAACGGAGTTATTACATTCACAGTTCCTGTTAATGCTCCAGATGTGTTGTTCTATGTAAGTGAAAACGACGTTAATGCCGGCGGTGTTTTTCAAGTTTTAGATGTCGAAGAGAATACTTTTTTAGATCTGGATAAAGACATCTTAGGTAAAAAAACATATACTATGATTAATGGTATAAGCATGTCTAATGGCATGAAACTAAAATTTATAGGAAGAGTTACTCCTGAAATTTATGCAAATGGCTATTGGTATGTCGAAGGTGTAGGAACAGAAATTAAATTAATTCCTGAATCCGAATTAGAAATAATTAGCTCATATTCAGATTCAAAAGAATTATTGTTTGATGATATTGGATTCGATAACGAGCCGTTCAGTTCAGCAAGCTCTTTTGCCGGCAAAAAAGATTATATTACTATAAGCAGAGGGTCAGCAGATAGAAATGCATGGTCTAGATACAATCGATGGTTTCATAAAGATATAATTGAATTTGCTGCACAATCAGAAAATCAAATACCAGTATTTGATCAATCTCTGCGAGCTAATAGACCAATTATTGAATTTAAAAATAATATTAAACTTTTTAATTTTGGTCATAAAGCAAAAACTACCATTGATTTAATAGATAATTTTACTAAAGACGTTTTTTCAACTATTGAAGGCAGTCTAGGTTATAATGTAGACGGTGTCGATTTAGCCAACGGTATGCGAGTGTTGTTCACTGCTGACCCAGATAGATTAGTTAAAGATAAGATTTTTAAAGTAAATTTTATAAATGTAGTAGTTCCAGGTAGACAATTTACTTTCAATGCAAGCACACAGGTCGATGTAGACAACAATATTATTAGTGTAAGTACTCCTCATAACCTATCTTCAAGCGATCAAGTTGTTTATTTGAATAATGGAAATGACAGTATTACTGGATTAGTAAACAGAAAAATTTACTACGTTTATGTTATTGATACTTTACGTTTTCAGTTATTTAATGATAGATTATTAACAGTGCCTGTAGATATTTTTGCGACAGGTAGCGAAATTCATAAGTTTGAAGTTTATAATAAATTACGAAGACAAATCAATTTAGTTGAAGAGCCAGACACTGATCCAATTTTTAACGAAACAATTTTGATCAAATCTGGCATAGCCAACGGCGGCTTTATGTATTGGTACGATGGCACTAATTGGAAATACGCTCAGCAAAAAACTAGTATAGGACAGCCTCCGTTATTTGATTTGTTCGATGAAAACGAAGTTAGTTATTCAGATACATCTGTTTATGATAGCAGCACTTTTCAAGGTAATAAAGTGTTTAGCTATAAAATTGGAACAGGCCCAGTTGATTCTAACTTAAATTTTCCGTTAACTTATAAAAATATCAACAATGTCGGAGATATCGTATTTGAGTTTAATTTGTTAAATGAATCATTCAATTACAAAGTCGAAACACAAGTCAAATCAAAAAATACAGATGTAGCTTATCTTAGACAGATAGAAGACCTGTCTACCTATTCTTATGCTAATGGTTGGACTAAGACGTTAGTTACAAACATTCAGCCTATAGTTAGAATTTTTAAAAATTCAGGATTAGTAAACGACTTTCCAATAGATGTATATGATGACCCTAATAACTTAAATGATCTTGAAGTAAGAGTGTATATTGACGGTATCCGCTTAAACAAAGATAAATTTTCCATTCAATCTAATGTTGTAAGAAAGTTTGTTCGATTAACTACAGATGTTAGTATAACAAATGTTGTCACTTTAAAGTGTTTTTCATCTCAAACGAAAAATGATAAAGGACATTATGATGTTCCTTTAAATTTACAAAACAATCCTTTAAACGATAATGTTAATGAATTTACTTTAGGTGAAGTAATTGATCATGTAGGATCTATTGTCGAAAATTTAAATCAATTCTCAGGAGAGTATCCAGGAGATAGTAATCTAAGAGATTTAGGAAATGTTTCAGGTTACGGTACAAGATTTTTACAACACTCAGGTCCTTTAAATTTAGCACTGTATCATCTTGGTCAAAAGAACTTTAATATTTTTAAAGCTTTAGAAAAAGCTAGAGACGATTACGGTAAATTTAAAAGAACTTTCTTAGTAGCAGCGTCTAATACAGGAATAGAAACAGAAGCAAGACTTCATGTTGATTATGTATTAGAAAAAATGAGTAAAGATCAGGCAAGTAACAAGCCATACTACCTTTCAGATATGTTTGCTTATACTGTAGCTAACAGATTAGAATATGTGATCGAAGATGCAAGATTAAAAATTTATCCGATGTCAAATAATTTTAATCTGAATTCTTTATCAAATAACGCGGTATATTTGTACATCAACGGAGAGCAATTAGTACATGGTAGAGATTATGTTTTTGGTGATGATGTTTTCATTACTATCATTAGAGATCTTTATGAAAATGATTTATTAGAAATAGTCGAATATGAAAGTACTGACGGATCTTTTTGTCCTGCAACGCCTACTAAATTAGGATTATATCCAAAATTTGAACCTAAGAAGTTTATCGATGATTCCTATCTAGAACCAAAAGAAGTTATACAAGGACATGACGGTAGTATTACTTTAGCATACGGAGATTATCGTGATGACATGTTATTAGAATTAGAAAAGAGAATTTTTAATAATATTAAATCATCCTACGATACTAGTATTTTTAACGTATATGAATTTATTCCTGGACACAGTAGAGATACAGTTTATTCTAAGGAAGAATTTGACACAGTTTTAAGTAGATTTTTCTATCAGTGGACATTATTAATAAATGAAGATTACACTCAGCAAACATATTGGGATAGATTAAATCCGTTTACTTTTAATTATAGGGGAAATTTTACTCCTGATGGAAGGGATATTCCAGCATTTTGGAGAGGAGTATATCAGTGGTTGTTAGATACAGATAGACCACACACTCGCCCCTGGGAATGTCTAGGGTTTTCAATAGAACCTTCTTGGTGGACAGAAATATATGGACCAGCACCTTATACATCTGATAACAGAGTGTTATGGGATGATATACAGCAAGGAATTATCAGAGAACCAGGTAAGCCAATTAGAATTAATAGTTTATTTGCAAAATCTGTTTTACAATACGGAACTCCAGTAGACGACCAAGGTAACTTATTAGATCCCGTTAATGCTAACTTTGCGCAAGGTCCTCTGAAACCAACACCTGAAGGATATTATGTATTTGGAGATCAAGGGCCTGTTGAAGCAGCTTGGAGAAAATCCAGTTTTTATCCTTTTAGTTTAATTCAGGCATTATTATTATTGCAACCTAACAAAGTTCTAGCATCATGTTACGACATATCAAGAACTAAACGTAATTTTAATAATCAATTAATTTATTCTGAAACAGGATTAAGAATAAGATTAAAAGATTTAGTGCTTCCTAGTACGATTTCTCAAAGCAACAGAATATATGCTGCTGGGCTAGTCAATTACATAGTTGACTTTATTAGTAGTGACTTGTTATCTTTAGTAGAGAATTACAAAAGCGATTTACAACGATTAACAAATAAAATTGGTTCTAAGTTAGGATCTTTTACCAGTAAAACTAAATTAAAATTATTATTAGATAGTAAATCTCCAACTAGTACAGGCGGCGTGTTTGTCCCAGAAGAAAATTATAATATTTTTCTTAACACATCTAGTCCAATTAAAAAAGTTGTGTACAGCGGAGTCATAGTTACAAAATATCCAGACGGTTATGAAATTAGAGGTTATGATTTAGACAATCCTTTTTTTACATATTATCCTTATAGAAAAACTGGATCTACTATTAAAGTAGGTGGTATAAGTGAAAGTTTTGCTGACTGGGCTGAAAATAAAACATACGTGGCAGGAAAAATAGTTTTATATAACGGAGTGTATTATAGAGTAAAAACAACTCATGAAACTACTGACACATTTGATAGTCAGTTGTATGCTAAATTACCTCGACTTCCAGAAATAGGTGGAGTCGAGATCTTACTAAGAGATTTATGGGATTACTCAACTCCTCTTACATTGTCATACGGAACTAAATTACAAACAATTCAAGATGTAGCAGATTTTATTCAAGGGTACGGAGAGTATCTAGAACAATTGGGATTTGTTTTTGAAGAGTTTAATAATGTTTTACAAACAATAACTAATTGGAAAACTTCTTTACAAGAATTTGCGTTTTGGACTACACAGAATTGGAAGGAAGGATCAGTATTAGCATTAAGTCCAGCTGCTCAAACATTGACTTTTAAATCAGATCTTGAAGTTGTTAACGATATTAAAGATCCGTTTTATGGCTATAAAATTTATAGAGTTGATGGCAAGTTGTTAGATTCTTCAAATTTACAAGTGTATAGAAATAAAAACGAATTCTATTTAGATGTAAAAGATTCAGCTCAGGGAATATATGGAGCAGTTCTGTATACAATACAAAAAGAACATGCTCTTATAATAGATAATTCGACATTGTTTAATGATGTAATTTATGATCTAGCTCCAGGATATCGCCAAGAAAGAATTAAAGTTTTAGGTTATGTGGCTTCAGAATGGTTTGGAGGATTTGACATTCCAGGTTTTATCTACGATGAAGCAAGAATTAATGATTGGCAAATTTGGACAGATTATAAATTAGGCGATATTGTAAAATTCAAAGAGTTTTATTATAGCGCCAGGAAATTTATTTTAGGATCAGAAGAATTTAATTTTGAAGATTGGTATAGGTTAGATGAAAAACCTGAAAGTCAGTTATTGTCTAACTGGGATTATAAAGCAGACCAATTCAGAGATTTTTATGATTTAGATACTGATAATTTTGACGCAGAACAACAAAGATTAGCGCAACATTTAATTGGATATCAAAATAGACAATATCTTGAAAACATTATTAAAGACGATGTTAGTCAATATAAATTTTATCAAGGAATGATTGTTGAAAAGGGTAGTCAAAATGTACTTAATAAGTTGTTTGATACATTAAGTGCAGATGATCAGGAAAGTTTAGAGTTTAACGAGGAATGGGCACTGAGAGTAGGAGAATTTGGTGCGTCAAGTGCCTTCGAAGAGATTGAGTTTAAATTAGACGAAAATTTATTTAGACTAACTCCTCAGCCGTTTGAATTAACTAATAACATTAATCCATCTATAGTAGATTATGTTATAAGACAGAAATCTACGGATGTTTATATTAAGCCAGTTGGGTATAATAACAATCCATGGCCTATTAGCGATGTAAAACAGTTTTTAAGATCAGCAGGGTTCGTAAGATATAATGATGTTAAACTTGCTATAGATACCTTAGATGAAATACTAACGCAAGATATAGTAGATTTTATTGAGGGCGATTACATCTGGTGTGCATTCGATACAGTTAAAAATAATTACTGGAACGTATACAGATTAACAAATGCAAATATAAATGTTGAGCGTATTCAATTTTCCTCATCAGAATTTACAGTAGTATGCGAAAGAATTCCAAATATCCAAGTAGGTCAATATATTGGAATAGATCAAAATGAAAAAGTTAACGGATTTTATAAAGTTAAAAGTATTCAAGGAAGATCATTTACTGTTGATAAGGATTTAACCGGCATCGATTTAGAAACTGAAGATAGCAGTGCTTTAGTAATATATAAATTCACAACTAGTAAGATAGAAGATATTAATTTTGCTAATGAATATTTGCCTCCTATTATTAAAACGGGAGAATTAATTTGGGCTAATAATGTCGGTCAAGGGCTGCGGGGAGTATACGAAAATAATAAAGTTTACAACAGATTATCTTTTGAAACTCCGGATCCAGAACTAAATCTTAAGTTCGGACTAAAAGTTTCTTCAATCAAAGACGGATCGTTGTGCGCAGTAACAACAGCAAACAATCAAGTCACAATTTTTAGCAAAGCAGTAAATGATGCTAAGTGGACACAAACGTTTGTTATCGACCCTCCAAAATATATTTTTCCAGATGACATCGATGGCGGCGCCGCATTTAGAGCAGCACAAGGATTCGGATACGAAACAGCATTTACTCCAGACGGAGAATGGCTGGCTATCGCAGCACCACTAGCTAGTCGAGTTCGTTCTGGATGGGAAGGCGACTTTACCGAAGGGCAATCGTACGATTTTGGAGATGCTGTAAGAGTAAGAAGCACTCATTGGTATGCAAAACGTAATATATTAGGAGACAGTGCTGTTAACTTTAAAGACGATGCTCCAGGGCCAGCTTTCGGGTCAAGGAATTACGATGAGTTCAGATTTAGACAAGACTGGACTCCTGCATATCTAATTAACACTGATGCTACTAAATCTCCTAGTGCCTTAACAGAGCAAGGATATGTCGCTTTATATAAGAGAGTAGGACAAGGAGAATTTACACTCGTTCATAGTTTTGTAAGCCCAGAGCCAACAAATAATGAACGTTTTGGTAGTAAAATCTCTTTCGCGAAACAAGGTAATGATTATGTTCTAGCTATTAGCAGTCCAGGATATAGAAACCGCGGTAGGGTTTACATGTATCGATATGGAGAAACAGAAACTGATAGTACTGTAAGTTTTTGGAAAATGGATTATAATAGATTCTATGTAGGGGCATTTAGTTCATTCAATCAATATTATCCAGGAGATATAGTATTAAATCCTACTAACTATCAGTTGTATAGATGTTTAGCCTTCCAAGATCCGACTCCAATAGAAACGAATCCTAGTGCGTGGCAAATTATAACATCATCTACATCAATTCTAGGATTCTTTCCGCAAATAGTAGATGATGATATTGAAATCGACAATAATGTTACATTTGATTCTAGCTATAAATTGCCTCCGCCATTGAGAAATGATGCAGTAGAAATATTATTTCCAGGAGATGAATTTGGGTACGATGTAAGATTAAGTGCAGATGGCGGCGACACTCTTGTAATTTCTGCACCAGCTGCCGATGAATTT